AGTGGCTGAACCGGTACCTTCAAAGTTGTGGGTTTCAAAATCAATAGTGAAGCTTGCTGTTCCGAAATTGGATTCATAATCCACAAACCGAACAACGTCGCCCGGCTCCCAGTCGTCAGGCTGCATATGCGTTGTCTGTGCGCCATCTGTCAAAGTGTCGATCAGGTAGGTAACTGTGCGCTGCGGGTTTACTGGAGCGTATGAATTGGAGTTGTTGGAATCTACTACCTCTGGAGTAGTTACTACTGGAACCCATGCGGCTGCTGCTGAGTCATCCACCAAACCCAACCCAGAAGTAGAGCCTAAAGCTGCTGTTAGCTCTTGTTGGGTGCCGGAGGTTAGGATTGGCTGAGTGACTGGGACTGCGCCGAAAAAACCATGGTCGACGTTTTCTGTGAAAAACCCAAAAGAGCCTATTGCCAAAACATCAGCACCATTATGATGCAGGGATACTGTGGTGTCGGAGCCGTCCCAAGTTGCACTAAGAAAAGTAGCGCCACCACCGGCTTCCATAGTTACAGCACCGCCACCGTTTATGTGTATGCCAGTTCCATCTTCAATTATTATCTGCCCGCCGCTTTGTTGGCTAAGCTGAGTTGTGGTAGGACTAATAATTAGATGGTCGTTTAGGTTAGTTCCTCTTAATCTTACAGCTCCGAGAACATCGGATATTTCCAATGCCCCAAAAGAGCTGTTGGAAACAGTAACACCATCGGCAAGAATACTTATAAAATTACTGCTAAATTGATCGGCTATAAGAATAGAATCATTAGTAGAGCGAATTTCCAATCTATTTAACGCGCTCTCCCGTATGCTACCCCCGGTGCCAAAGTTTATATCAAATCCTTGATCAAAAACCATATCCGCATCAGGCTTATGCGAAATTTCTCCTGCAAGACTAACGTCAAAGTTAACGAGAAAATCAATCTCCGTTGCTCCAGCAGCCTGCACTACTCCGTCTTGGGCTATGTCTATGCCGCTGGCGGGGAACGGAATAAACTCCAGTCCGCTTTCTCCGCCATTAACTACTACAGCTTGCCCCGCCGCTCCTGTGTAGTCTGCTGGGGTGTCTGTAAGCTCTGTGAACGCCTCCGCCCCAATTACAGGAACGTTCACTACCGGATTGGCCGGGTCTGTGTTGTCTACGGTTACGTTTGTTCCAGCGACTACAGAAGCAACTCCGGTATCAGGGAAAGGAGCAAACTGAAGGCCCGTCTCTCCGGCATTAACCCTAACTGATTGTAAGCCAAATCCCGTGTAATTCGCCGGTGTGTCGTCTAGCTCTAAAAATGTATCGGGGCCGAGGTTCGGTACGTTAATAACAGGATTGGTTGCTGCCCCTGTGATTGTTACATTGTCCCCAGCGTTGATATTCTCCACGCCTATGAACGGAACATTTACTACCGGGTCGGTTGCCGTTCCCGTGATAGTAACATTGGCCCCCCCAATAACTGAATCTACCCCACCACCTGAGCTTGGGGTTTCCCATGTTAGTTGATTTAACCCGTCTGCAGTTAAAACTTGACCCGGATCACCATTCGCAATAGGCCAATATGCGTAATTAAGCAATATCCCATTTTCATCTATGTCTAGTCGGGGAGTTCCATTATGCTGGAAGCTTAGCCTAGTGTCTGTTCCGTCATATTCCCATACAATTACAGGCTCACCGCTGGCATCTATAACGTTTTCTACTCCAATACCATTGGTTGTTATTGAGAGGAAATTAGGAAACTCTAAAGTATTGTTTAGATCAACTACCGGATTTTGTGGGTCTGCATTATTGACTAAAATGTTGCCAGATGTATCAGCAGTTACAGACTGAACCCCGCCACCGCCAACTAACTCCGCAATTTCAAAATCAATGATTTCATCAAGGGTAATGGTGTTTTTCTTTATCGTTATTGAATAACGGCCATTAGGCGCAAAGAACTGGTATTGCCCCTGTGCATCTGTAACAAGATTTGTAATTTCATTTGCTGGAATTGCATCATTCTCATCGTAGATGATCGCCGTGGTACCAGACGGATAATTCGTGACAATAACGTTCGCGTCAACAATCGCATTGCCCTTGGTGTCTTGGACGTTATCGAAGAATAGTTGCATGTCAGGTTTCCCGCTGTGCCAGCGCTGCGTCAACTTCCGCGATCAGCTTGTCTAAGCCTTTGCGCTTATCAAGATTGATTCCGTGATGCTCTTTCGCCCACTCTGCGAGCTTGTCTTTATCGTCGGATGGGTAAGTGTGCGCACCGCTTGTTTCTACAGCACTGTCGATCACTGGATCAGTTTTTTTCACCACGGCCAAAGGAGTGGTCGTGTATCCCACAGCCAAGTGCTGCTGTACGCGGCGCGGGTCTACTCTGTGAGCAATGCCGTCTTTGTAAAGTATGGTAGCCATGCTATCCCTCAATAAAAAAAGCCCCCGAAGGGGCTACACAAGTTAGGTGGAGAAGGTCACTCCAGAACCGCAGCGAGACGGGTCTTTGATGGTGATGTCCCACCAAGTGAACAGCCGGTAACGGAATGTCATCGTCGCAATGTTTCCGTCGTACATCATGTACATTTTCTGCCCGTTCGGCATGGTGTCGGTAAGAACCTTCATTCCATCGTACTCTTTGAACAGATCGGCCGGGATGCCGCCGGAGTACACTTCCACCGCTTCCTTATCCCAGAACACATTGGTGCGCGCTAATGCATCGGTGTTGATGCGCGATACAACAGTTGCGTCTGTGATCTGGGTGACGATGTTGGCATAGGACTGCTCCAACGCGGTTAGTCCTGGATCATCCAAAGCGATTGGCTTGGGGAAGATTTCCAGTGTGGTTCCGTCTGGGATACCGACGATGGAAAAGGTCATCAGCTGTCCGGTGTCGGTTTTGTCAGCGAGACTTACCGAATTCACACCCAGCGTGATTTTGTCCCCCACGTTGTAACCCGCTGTCGCAGCAACCGGGATGGCAGCTAAGCGATAGTCGACATTGGTTACAACGCCGGTAGCGGACACAGAACCCCCCTCTGGCGCAAACGACTGATCGCCCGTGACAGTTGTGTCGGGTGAGGCACCGCCAACCAGGTTCGGCAAAAACGCACCGCGGTAAACATCAACCTCAGCAATGTGCTGCCCAATCTGACCCTTCTTCCACGCATCGGATTCTGGGCGCCCGGCCAACGTCTGACGACCTGACAGCTCACCAGAGAACGTCTGCTCGTCGCGGGGGTTGAGGCACATATTCCACTGAGTTTGATACGACTCGCGCTCAGTGAGAATCGTGGCCGCCTCGTTGACGAACTTAAAGCCCGGCGAAGTGGTGTTGGTGTCGAAGCGGTAGAACAGGGAACCTTGAGTAGCAATGCGCTGCGCAAGGGTCTTGTTCTGCTCCGTCACCTGCTGCCGGGCTGCCTGCTGACCCGCCCGAGTCCAGAACTGCATGTCACGCAGCATATCGGCACGCTGACCGATAAAGTCGCCGCGAGGGTCTCCCAGTGTGGCCGGGTAGGTTTCTTCGATGATGTCCTGTTCCTGGCCTGTTAAATCCCAACCAGTCAAAACGGGACGGTGTTGTTGCACAGAACGCCAGATCCAGTTGTTGGAGTTCTGCATGGTTGCGTGATCGGGTTCGAAACGATCACACAGTTCGACCATTAACTGTTGGTCTTCGTACGTTTTGAGGTATTCATCGAACATTACCTCGGCGGTTTTTCCTGTAGTAGCCATTTGGCTATCTCCTTACCAGTCTTGAGTGTCTACTCCCTGCCGGCGCGCTTCTCTGCGGAGATCAAAAGCTTTCTGGCCGCTGGCCTTGCGATATTTTTCGCGCAGGCGTCTAGCGTCCGTTGAGCCTTTTTTATCTCCGGAAATTTGCGGTGTTGGCTTGGGGGCGGATGAGTTTCGTTTGGTGGGCAGTTTCAGCTCGGCATTAAGTTGTCCCAGGAATGCGGCGGCACTGAGTCCGCTTGAATCATTCTTGAGTCGATTGGTCAGCTCCGAAAGTCGGCCAGAATTTACTGAAAGGTTATAAAAAACCTTCTCCGATCCTTCTCCCAAATGGGCTATCAATGCATCCGTAACTTGATCACCAGCGCCATTGAAAACTGAATCAATGGCCTGCCGGACTCTCAAGTCGGCTGTTTGATATGCCTCGGGGCTAATGCCACTTTTTTCTGCCAGCGTTACTGCCCGTTCATAATGCTGATCGACTGCGCTGGATACTTTAGCGATGGCCTCACCGCGTTGGCGCGTTACCTCTTGCGCTGCGCTTTCAGCCCTCGCCTTTGCTTCAGCGGCTTTTTGATTCCACTCGACCAGTGCCTGCGTAAATGCAGCATCCGGGTCGTCGTGGTCACTGAAGTCGTCCCGTTTTGGATGAGGGGGCAATTGTTCGGTTGCCGCCGGTCTGCTTTGGGATTTCTTCAGATCATCAATCTGCCGCTGTAGATCCTCTTCGCGCGTTTGGTGTTGTCGCTCCAGCTTCGCCCTGAGCTTGCGCTTTGCGGCGGCCACGTCGGAATCACCAAACTTCTTCTCAGCATCTGGAGATCCCTCATCTCCTCGCATCCAGTCTTCGGTTTCACCGAGCTTTTCTTCCTCGGCTTCCGCCTCATCAGTCTGCGTTTCGCCCTCGGGTTCTTCCTCTTCCTCTTCGGCTTCTTCAGCCTCTGCGGCTTTGGCTTCTTCCGCTGCTTTCTGGGCGGCTTCTTCTTCGGCGAGATTCTTCGCCTTCAGTTCAGCTAGGGTTTGCATAGTTCACTCGCTTGGTACGATAGCCCTGGTGGCCCACCAGGTAGGGGCTGCGTTTAACCTGTTCGCCTCAGTAAATTTCGGGTACAAAAAAACCCGCTCTAGGCGGGTTTAGTGAATTCGTTTTCTTTATTGCATCATTCGAGGGGGTGGACTTAATCGCGCGCGGAATGCTGCCGCCTTCATCCTGTTGTCCAGCTGCTGTCCGAATGACTGCACCTGTTTGTAATTGATTTCAGCCCCGGCTTTCTGAGCATCCACCTGCACGCTGGCCCGGTCGGTCTGCGCCCGGAATGCATCAATGTCAGTCTTGGCCTTATCGTTCTGCGCCTTAGCTGCATCGACGGCGGCTTGGCGCTGCTCTCGGGCCATGTCGGCTTGCCCTTTCAGCATTTCGGCTTGAGCCAATACCATGGCGGGGTCAGGCTTTTGCTGCTCCTGTGAGGCCTGCTGGAGCAGTTGCTGTTCCTCTGGCGTGTCGGGCTCGATAAATCCGCCCAGAATCATTTGTTTGCGCGCAAAGTCCCGCACCGGCTGCATGGCAATGCCGTCGATCAGCGTCAGAGTTTGCATCAACAACATTTTTCGGATCGGATCGCCAGGATCAACCAGCGCAATCATCTTCTGCAATTGCTCTAGCGTTTCCTCTTTTTTGGTCGCGTAGGAAGGCCCAATGTCCGCGTAGACATCGAACTCCATATTGGTTAAATCATTTAGAACAACCAGCTCGCCAGTCTCCCGGTCTTGCACGGCCTGCATGATTTGGGTCTTTTTTGTGGTGCCGTCCGGGAGCTGTAGAGTTACAGTTTTCGGCGTGTCGTGTATCTCGGCCGCCATCGACGCATAGATCTCAGCATCCCTACGCTTGGCGTGCTTTAGAGACTCCTGGTAGACCGCTGACTGGTCATCGATGCGCCTCTGAAGCGCCATCACGGCCTTCCCGGACAAGTTGACGTCGGCTATATCCTGCGGTGTCCCAGGATTGGCCACATCCTCAATTGCCTCGCGCATCAGTTGCATTGAGAGGGCTAGGGCCTGCGGAACTCTCTGTTCTGGCATTTCAGCTATCGGGCCGACTGGGAGAGGATTACCGCTTGAGTCCAGTCGGTTTTGCAGATAATACGGATAGTTGTTGTCGGCTCCGTTCTCCTCGTACATAAATTCAAATCCCTGGATTTGCTCAGGGTTGAATATGGGCTTCGGCCGGGGGGAGCGGGAAACAATGTCGGCCAAGTAGGACAGCTGGAAATTTCGAAGCCTCTGCGGATCTTTAGCCAGTCGAGTGTTGCCCTCGTAACACTCCTCTCCCTCTACAAACTGGCGCTCGCCGTACATCGGGACAACGGGAATTTCCTCACCGGCCACAACATACGAATCAATTACCTTGGCGCCAGATGCGTAGTATTTGGTCACCTGCCAGCGCTTGATTTCCTTCTCGCTGACAATCTCGTACCCACCGTCTAACAGCTCATCAATAACCTCTTTTATGTCCGACTCGCGCAGCTTCATAGGCTGACCAAGCGGGTCGGCGAAAGTGATCACCTTGTCTTTCACGCGCTCCCGGTGATAAAAGCAGGCTACATAAACCAGACTGTTCCCGCTGTCATACCAGGGGAATGTGTATGAGGTTTGAGGGAAGTCGAAATTGCTGGGCCTTGTTTCTCCGGGGTCTTCACCGGTCAGCTCTTTAACAAGGTCTCGGTAACCGTCCGGAGAGTATGGCTCCAGGATCGATACATATTTCGCGTCCGACTTGTCCTGGCGCCTGGCGTTCGGATCCCAGAAGACATTGTTGTTCGCCTCGTGGAGCGGCTTGCGGCGGATCACCTGCTCCTCATCGCCCCCCCGGTTTGTCTTGTATTCGGTGTGCAGCTCCCAAGCTCCGAACCCACAAACAATCGTCTCTTGCCGAGCGGTTGCGTAGGACTCTCGAGTTATGTTTAACCGATCATCTGCGCGGTACAGCCCATCCAAAATGTCGGCGCCGTCCTGCCGGTTCTCGTCTCGCGGCTCGAAATCAATCTGCACCTCCTGCGACGTGAGGTCTGTATTGATCTGCCGCATCGCCTTGCGAATCATATTAAATTCGCCGCGGAAGGACAGGTTAGACCCATGGAGCACGGTGTCATCCCATTGGGTAACCCAGGCGAACATCAGGTCATCAGCCGCGCGCTCGCGTGTGGTCTGATTGTAGATGTAGGCCTTTTCGTGAAGGTCTTTGATTTCTTCGAGGTCGAGCATTAACGTTTACCCATTGCCGGGACGGGGCGCGGAATATGCGCTCCCGCTCGTATCGCCGGGGTTGCAGCGGAATCAAAGCTCATCATGCAGCAGTCGCCCATATTTGGAGAGGGAATGGTCACTCTGTTTCCGCCTGGTAATGTGATGCCACTGCGCATTTCTGCCTTGGTGTATAGGAGAATTCGGCCGGCCCCATTTGGTTTTAGGGGCAGGCGGCAAAGCTCGGAACGTAAAGCATCGAGCGCCTTGATTTCCCCGGAAAAGCTAACCAGCTCATCCTGATCGATGTAAAGATGGTTACCTTCTTCACGGGCGGTAACAGCCTCCCACGTCTTGCGGCATCTTTCAGCCAATCCCGCGTAATTCTGAGCGCGCTTGTTCGCAAACACGTCTTTGTTTTTTTTGCTGTCTCGGAATCCGTATTTGTCGCTCGCAGAAAACACCGCATCCGGGTTATGTGGCCCCTCAGAACCCTTAAACATAAATGATCGAATGTTCTTTCCCTGAAAGTTTCTCGCCACCTGATCTCTCAGTGGTGCGCCGAGTCCGTCACAGTCCCAGCCAAAAACATCCGCGCCTCCCTTGATCGCAAGACCGCAAGCCGCGTCCACGCCGCGGTTTGCATTCACTGCCTGTATTTCACTCACATCGATAAACACATTCCCGTGTCTTAACGAAAATCCCTGAGCATCAGCACCAACATCGGCAGGGTCATAGGTGGCAACAACGGCGCCCTTCGGCTCCCATCCCAGCTTCTTGTGCGCGTCAATGCAGGCGTCGAACCATTCAGGCTGGATCAGCGCGGACTCGATAGAGTCGTGGAATTTCCCCTCCCATATCCAGTCGTATTCGGCGCGAGGGCGATTATTGAAATCCCATGACCTCAACCGTTCCTGCTCCTCATTCCACCAAGGGTTATCTCGCCAGTTAATGACAACAATCAGATGGACCTCGTCCTCGTAATAGCCGTCTCTCTCCAGCTCTTTGAGGTAGGGGACAATAAATCTCTGGCTGAATGGGTCGCCGCTGGATTGAGGGTTTGCGGAAAACCAACACTCGGCGCCTGGGTTGCGCAGGATGGTTGGCAGCAACTTATCGAGCGAAGACTTGCTCGCCCTGTGGGCCTCTTCAAACCACGAATATTTGTAGTTCTGCGCAGATTGGATCGAGTCCGGGTTTCGAGCGGCGCCCCGGTAAGTGGTTACAGCTCCATTAGGGGCGACCACCTTATTTTCCTGCACATCCCAGCCCTTGAGCTGCAGGCGCTTTTGAATTGAGTCCCGGAATACCCTATGGACGGAATCAACAATCGAATCCTGGTATTCGCGCAGGCAGTAAATGTCTGCCCTCTCCGTGGCCATCTTCATCGTGAAGATGTCACCGAACCCGATTGACTTGCCCGACCCCCGACCGCCTATCCCCACCTTGATAGGTTTTGGCTTGACTACCAGTGGCTCAAGCTTTCGGTTTATCTTGAGGTGTGGCATTTACAAATTCGACTGTCCACTTGGCCTCCATTGGGGCGCCATTGGGGCCACTAACCTCTTGCTGGACTTTGTCGCCGTACTTCTTCGGCAGCAGTTTCGATAAGAGCCATTTTCGAGAGTCAACACGGAGTTTGGAGCGCTGTACAGCCTCGCCGTTGAGGCGGTAACCCTGGACATTTCCATCTTTATCGAGCTGCTCCATCCAGTCATTCTGGCCGTCGTCGGCTATGTCCAGGATCTCTTCGGCCCAGACCAGGGCGCCCTGTTCTTTAGCCTGCGCGTATTGGTCCCTAAACTCTTCATGCTCGGCCAGCCACCGGAAAACAGTAGCTCTGCCTGGCATTGACTCCATTTCGCAGATGCGGCGCAGGCTCTCTCCTTCAGAAAGCAAAAGGCAGATGCTCTCAGCTACCTTTTTGCTGTATTTTGATGGGCGGCCGCCAGCCATTACTGCCGACTCTTCCACTCTTGATTGGACTTCAGGGCCGCATCTTTGGCTTTAGCCTTTTCGTAGTCCGACGTAAACGGGTGCTCGGATACGACCGCCTTTGTACTGGTATCCATAACAACCCACTTGTTACCCTGCAGAACGATCACTTGCCGCGACCGCCTTTTTTCTTTTTTCCTTTACCGTAGTTACATGGCATTACTCTGTCCTCGGTTGGTTTATGGATACTGCGGATGTATTGCGTTACGCCAGCTCCACATGGGGCCAGTCGATGAATTTCTGATCTGTTATATCGCCGTCCATATCCCAATCACCGCCCAACCGGATCTCGATACCCATCATGTGGGCAACGCCGCGCACCACGCCTTGCAGGTGGGCGAATCTCTGGACGTTTTGCCAATCTATGGGATATGGGGCTATGTCAACTGCCATGGCCGGCAGACTGTTGTGTTTTGAGTGGGGGAATTGCACCTTCGATGCGCCGGCATTGATCGCCGCGGTCTGCTCTGCTTCCCCCCGGTGGCCGCAGATCACTGAGAAATCCACCAGCTTTATCACTTCCTGCATCAGTCTTTGCAAGTCGTGGTGGCAGGTGTACAGCCTCTCGGCTGATGCTGCTCCGAATTGATAGCTCACCTGCTGCCCCCTGGAGGCAGCGCCGGCCGCCAATCTTCATCTATCTCAGCCTCTTCCATATCCCGCCGAATCGCTGCGGCTACCGTTTCCGGGAACCCCCACATCGGCATGATCGCGCCTGTGTCCCAATGGCAATACGCCTTTCCATCTGCACCTATGCCAACAACCGCAAACGCCCTCACATCGTGACACTTGGTCATGTTCCGGCAGAAGTTGGTGAGAGATCTCGCAAGATGATGCTTCCGGCGCTTTTCAATCGTGTTTTTGTGCAGGGACAGGCTTGCGGTTTTGCTGGCCATTATTTTGCCTTCCCCGCCATCTTCTCAGCGGTGCGCAGCGCACCCAGGCCGATAAGCGCCACGACCAGTTCCATCATCACGTCCGTCTGCATCTCCGGCCCCGACTGACCGGTACACCACTGCAAAATTGGGTTGACCAGAAATGTGAATGCCAAGCCGAATCCGCAGACCCACATGATGAACGGACGGGGACCGGCGACGAATACAGAACGGTGCTGAGCCTCGCATTTGGCAATCTCTGCCTGCAAGATGTGCGGCTGCTGACGCAGTTTTTCCATGACCGCCGCGGCCTGCAGGCGCTCTTCATCGCTGGTGAATATTTTGTCGATCGCGTTGCCGACTGCCTCTACGGGCTCTGCCATGCCTCCGCCGAATATCTTGGACCAGACACTCATCGCTTGAGCCTCCGCGCTATCCAGCCGCAGAACATCCGCGTCAGCAACGTTGCGACATACACCGCACCGATTACCTGTATCCACTCCGCATAGCTCAGCAGGCCAAGGCCATGCGTGGTCAGATACTCCCCGTATACGGGCGCAGGGGCAGCACTAGCGCCGGCGGCACCAACACCTACGGCGCGATCTATGGGGACGGCCATTATTGAGTCGCCTCACGATCCAGGCCGCGGCGCAGATAAGCTGCACCCCAATGATTACGAGAGCCCCAATGTTGGCGAACCACTCGACGTATTCCATTGCAGGGCGCCCCCATTGCCAGTACCGCAATTTCAGCGATGACTATCGCCTCGATTACCTCGCTGTATGCCCCGTAGAGCCATCCCCTAACCGTCATGTATTGCCACATGCATGCCAGATTGATGGCTATCGCCGCACACTCAAGCACAGCGACAGCCAGGGCCGTGCGGGATCTGGATATAGCCAGGACTGCCGCGCAGAGGATCAACGACCAGCCAGAGTTGGACACGAAAAACCACTGGCCGCTGGCAGGCCCCATCCATACCGGTACCCAATAAACCGCCAGGCAGGCGGAGCAGAGAAGGAACCAGCGCATCATTTGCTCTGGGGCTTGGTTTTCTTTGGCTTCGGGGGCTTGGTGTTTCCACTGGGCATGGTCTTTCTCCGGATAAAAATGGTTAGTTACTGGTTAATGATGTGGATACCGAGGGGTTTCACCGGCAAACCGCGGTAGCTCAGTGGGCAGCCGCATTCTTGCCAGTCGTCCGGGTGAACTACCAGTTTTTCGCGGCTGCTGTACGGCGACTGGATCCACCGGTCTCACCGCTCTTTGACTGTCGCCTCGGTTTGCATGGCAGCCTCAAATAAAAAAGCCCGCGGCTAGGCGGGCACAAGGTTGGGGTGGATTTGTTAAATTGGCGCGATATTATCTAAATTTATGCAATTAACGCTTGCAAAGTGCCACCTAAGGTGGCACTATACATTTGTGGGCTGAGGAAAGTCCACATCAACTGAAGAACTGGCCCATACCGGGCGCAGAACTAATAGGAAAGCTCCATGATCTACGCAAAAGAAACTCGCAAGGCCGGCGAAAGCACCGTTATCTTCCATAAGTACAAGGATGAAGCGGGCTTTTACTGGATCGGGGTGAAATTCAGTCACAACCCGACCGCCCTGAACGCCGAGGCCGCCGAGTGGGAAGCAGAAGGATATAAAGCCACTGTTTACCCCACAGGCGGAGCCGATCATTTCGACTTTCGGCTCACCATCACCAAATAACGGAAGACCCCACCTTGTCGGGGTCATTTTCTATTCTTTGAGGTCACTATGAAAATTCGGATATGGACTGGAAAAGAGACGCTGGCCGCGATCCACGGTAGAGAGATCGGCAACTTCAGGGCTCTTGACAAGTGGCTGAGCACGCAGCCAAACGGCGAGATACAGGTGTGGGCCGGGCGCTGGTGGCGTATCGGCATAGAGGCGCGGCCTTTTACCCTGCGTGCCGGCACGGTTTTTTGCAGCTACCTACCATACCAAAGCCGCCAGGGGCTGGACCCTGCGGATTACACTAGCTTCTTTGTCTACGAAGCCTGGAAAATCGCGCGCCGCATCAGCGATATGTATACCACTCTGCCCAAAGCCCTAGCAGACTCGATAGGAGAGACAAAGTGACCAAACAAAAACGCCCCAGCATCTACCTAAACCCGCCGCTGGAAAAAGTGCAGGCGTCGCTCAAAGAAGGCCAGAGCTTTAGCGCGCGGCTGGGCGAGATCTGTGAGCGCTATGCGCTGATCTGCAGGAGCACGCCGGAGCTCAGCGAGCGCGAGCGCTTTCTGCTCGCCAGCACGCTGATGGGCTCGGTCGTCGAGCCGCTGCTGATCCGCCACCTGGATGACGAGATCCAGGACAGCGACGCGGGTGACGAGTCAGAGCTTCGCGATCTGGCGGAGCGGGTGCGCGGTATGAGCATCGCCGAGCGAGTCGCTTTGATCGAATCTCTGGACTTTTAACGCAAAAACCCGCCGGAGGGCGGGTTGTCTTTGCTCTACGGCGTAAAAACCGCAGCGTGGTAAAAATGTACCGCCGTGGCACAAACTTGTCAACTAGCCGCGCGGCATCGCTCTTGATAATCCTCAACCAGCTCAGAAATGGGGCCCAAAGCCCGCCCTGGCAGGGGGTCAAGACGCCGCTGCAATCGCTGCCAAATCTTTTTCCAATCCCGATCCCACTCCACCTTATCCACGCCGAGAATGGTCCGCGCCTGGCGTAGATCCACATGCCGGCCATTAACGTCCCGCAGTGCGCAGGCTTGGATACAGAAAAATGCGAGCTGCCCCACCTTCGTCCGGTCGTGCGACTCGCCCCAGCTGTCGAACTCACCCATTAAGTGTTGCAGCAGCGCCGCCCTTTCGGTCACTCGGGATGCCGGCGGAGCATAGGCAGCCATGCCCCAGCAGTACGCCAGAGGATCACTGCGGCGGATCTTCCCAACTGCGCTCTGGACCATCCCCTTTTCACAGGCGTCCATGATGCGGGCAGAACTGCCCCTCCCTACTCTAGTCTCTACCGCGCAGGTAGTAGGCACCGGCGCGCTAGCAATAATCCTGCCATCATCGTCGATGATGGTGTCGTAAATCTGCCGCTTGGTCCGACTCCTGTCGGTCTTTCCGGATGCCATCGCGGCATAGTCTGACTCTGCTGACTGGTAGTCGTATGCGTCGTGCCAGGCCTGGCGAGCCGTTGCGAATCTCATGGAGTGCCCCCGGTCATTATTTCGGCCCGACCATAATCAATCTGCATTCGCTACCCTCCGCATCGACCAGTCAAGCACGTGCAATCCCCCACCATGGCAATGCACCCCTATCGCTTTTTCAGTGACCGTGATCTTCCGCCAACCTTTTTCGCACTGCTTATCTGCGAATTCGTACATCCATGGATTAACCACTACGCGCTCAGAAGACAGAAACCACGCTATTGAAGGTGGTCCGCTCAGCCCAGCAGCCACCAGAACAAGCCACCAAAGGTCACGCATCAGAAGTAACCCACTATCTCAATGCGCCCCTCAATACCAATCTCCCGCTGCGTGCGCATGTTTTTGTGCTGGTCCCGGTAATACTTTGCAATTTCCTTGGCCTCGCGCTTCGCCAGCCGGCCGAGCTTCATGTCCTGCGCTCGCTCGCATACGATTTCAAACAACCCATCGCCCAACTTCTCCAGGGCCCAGGCTGTAAACTCCGCAGGGTGTGCAGACAGGTACCTATGACATCCAAAGCAATGAGCCCAACAATTGTTTGGGTCGAACCGAGTAGAATACTTTCCCCTGCCGTGGTAATGACTACAGTGAAGGGCCATCCTTTTCCCTTCTGGATAGAACGTGTCGCATCTATCGCAAGTCCAGTTTGATCGCTCCCTAATGCAAAGAGAAAATGCCTTATCCGCTGGAGTTATCTTAATGCCCATAATTCGCATCCTCCCCAGCGCTTGCCGTGCAGCCGGGAATAATTTGGCGATCAACAAGCTCCCGATACCCAGCATCGAACAAATATTCCAGAAACGGAGACGGTTGTGATATGTCGTCTGCTAGGCTGATTTCGTCTTCACTGAGTGGCTTTGACATTAATTTATTGCGCCTCTTTGTACTGTTCGTATATTTCAATCGTCGGCGGAGAAAACTCCACGCCCATTTCAACACCCTGCGCATACAAAAATTCGATGAAGGCTGCGGCCTCCATTTGCTTGAGATCCGTTGTGCTCGGGCGAACAGTCACCACCCGGCGCCCATCTAGGCTAGGGACAACTCGCCCAGGCTTGCTCAACGGTTCGCCCATGGACGCGCACTCTTGCTCGAACTGGTCAACAAGCATCGCCTTCCACACGTCCGTGCTGTAACTCTTGTATCCAGGGAATTTAACCTGCTTGGCAATATCACCAATGAGCGCATGGAAGTGCCGATTCTGGTCGCCTCTGCGTTTTGGCCGGCCCAACGTCACAACCACTGGGCCGGCCTTGATGCCACGGGACACCAAGTCAACAATCGCGGATATACGCGCTCCCATGCAGGACTCGTCTCCGATTATTATTTGCTGCTCTGTCATCATACGACTCCCGTATCGCACAAGCCGTAGGCGCTGGCACAGCCTACGCTCGGTGCTGTGCTGGCAATTAAGTCGAACTGCCTGCCGCCTCGTGCGGTTTTGCTCCACTCCACAGCACGGTCTATGCCGTGAGTTTCCGGGCTTATGTCGTCGTCAGCACTGGCCATTGGGTCGATGACTGCGGGAAACAGGGTCGCGCTGCCGCGTTTGCTGGCGTTGCTTACCAGCTGCTCCCACTCGCGCACCCGCGAGATTTGCTCAGGAAATCTCCGCGCAATTTCCTGTAGCTCACCCTTGCGGCAGTTAACGCAAGGCATACAACCCACGCGTCCCATACCCTGTTCATAAAGTGGATTCCACTTAACGCCGTGCTTGCGGTGGAAATCGAAAACCTCGGCCGCAGTCCATTTCAAAATTGGGCGGTAGTGCCAAAGTCCCGCGTGCTTTTCGGATTCTTCCAGTTCGCACAGCTTTGCGCGCTGCTGTGATTCCTGCGCGCGCACCCCCTGCCAGCTGTACACGTCGCCGGTATCTGGATTGTCTAACATCGGCTGGATATAGCGCTCGATGGGATTGCGCTTTAGAAATTCTGTGCAGAATCTGGCTTTTGTCGAAGGGAAGCGCCCCTTCCACAGGCACAGGTCGAGAAACGGAATACCGGTGGGATGAAGCACCGACAGCGCACGCTCGATGCGCTGTTCGCTGATGCCCTCGGCACGCCACTTGGTCTGCACCACCTCCCGCTTTCGGGCGATCTGCGCAGAGAAGTCCGGCACCAGCCGTTCAATGGTCACGCCAAGGCGCCGTTCTAAATAGTCAAGGTACTCGTACACGACGGGATGCTCATGCCCTGTGTCCGCAAATACCGGGCGAAGATTCTTCGTATCGCACTCGATGGCCAGCAGTAGAAGTGCAGCGCTGTCCTTGCCGCCGGATACGCTGACGATGTTGTAATTGCGCTTGATCACCGCTTGCGCTCCTTCTCACGCACCTTCTTTTCTTCCATCTTGCGAATGCTCGCCGCCCGGGATTCAACGCTCTGCATACTCATGCGGTCGTCTTCCCATGCGATGCGAGTGCCACTGCCCCGGTTTTCTACCGGTCGCAGTTTCAGGCTGTAGGCGCTCTGCCCTTTCGGGATTTGATTGATGCTTCCGCCGCGGGCGATAAACGCTTCGGTTTTCTCCGCGATCAAATCGCGGGCTTTTAAGGTGACTGATGTGGTTGTGTGGTAGATAGACATGCTCCGTCCTCAAAAAGCCCCCTGTACCAGCGGGGCACTGATTGCACTCCTGTGAGAGTGTTCGTTAAGCCGTGCGCTCTTCTTCGGTAAACATGGATTTCAGGCTGTCCAATACCGCTTCAGGATTCACTCGCCGCTGATGCATCGTGGGCGCGGGCGCAATCTGTCGCTCAGGCGGTGTCCAACTGGGCAGAGATCTGCCTGCGGCCACGTCGCGCTGTACCGCTGCCCACGCTTCGGAAAATGCTTTGCGTTGCAGCTTCGACGGCTCCGTGGAAAGAACGGGCCAATCCAGCTTTTTGAATGCTGCGTAAACCGTTGGGTGCAACTTCGAGAAATCACGCTGCACATGCCGCGGAGCCATGAGTCGTTGCAGTTGCTCGAAAGCTTCCAGCTCGCTCGGCATTCCGATTCGCTTGCATTTGTACGCCTTGCACATCGCCAGAAAGTCACCGGTGCTCGGCAAGAACGGTCCGGCGCTCTGGCGCAATTCCGACAAACCCCCCTCGATCGTTGACCAGTCCGCGATCCCCGCCTCCACCAGCGCTGCCAGCCACTGCCCCTTGGCTGCGGCTACCGCCTGGTTGTCCGGGAATGCCGCCCTCCAGCCCGGCTTGATGCCGCTCAGCTGCCTGAACAGCTCGTTGATAAGTTGCGTCGTCGAGCCAGTCTGTGTCGTCGCTGAATGGGTTTGGCTGGTCATTGGATTTGCTCCCATGATTTGATTGATTTTGCTCCCACGTCCTGACGCAGGCTTTCCAGTCTTTGACTTTGCTTTTCCCGCGCATCCAGCCGTTGGCTTGGTAGTGATCTACGAATTTCTGAGGATCGATTGAGTTTTTGCGCTCCAGGCAGTACTCGCGGACTTGGTCGACAGTTGGCGCGATGAATCTGGATTGTTTTTGTTTTTCAGGGGGAGGCGCGTCAGCGCCAGGGGGGTCGACCCCTGAATCTCCGGAATCAGGAATCAGAGAATCAGAGAATCCGGAATCAGGAATCAGGGCGGCTTCATCCGTTAAAGCACCGTTACCTAACGATGCTTTAACGGTTACATCACAACTATTTGTTTTTTCTTGTTTTTTTGGAAGACATCCTGCCTTCTCTGTCTTATGTGGTGATTGGTGCTTCCCGAAGTTCAGAACCTGAATAATGGCATTCTCATCTGCTTCATAACGGTCGATAAAACCTAGCTGTTCCAGCACCGTTAAATAACCGTTAAAGTCCGGTAAATCTCGGTAGGGGAAAATTTCAGCCTTAATTCTCTTCGGTCTATCCTCTAATCGCCCCTCTCTGTCAGCGAGGCACCAAAGACCTATAAACAGAAGGCTGCATATGGGATCAGCTTCACCCAGAAGTTCATTCATAAACAATCCGGGCTTTATATTTCTAGATCTCGCCATCTTCCACCTCTCGAATCTTGTTCCAGCAGATCCCACAGAAATATCGAAAACAACGACTCCGGTTGTATGAGAATTTTTCAGTGGCCAGCTCCATGGCCTCTATACACTCAAATAATCCTATCTGATCGTTAAATCTTCTGATGCTAGAGAACCAATCCCGATTAATCCCCTGTTCTTCCGGGTCGATGCCGTGGGCACTACAGAAGATATTCGCCACGCGCCACGCATCCGCGTTCTGGCGTTCTTTTTTGGCATCCATGACGTCCGCGTACCCTTTAAGCTGATCCTCTTGCTCTTGAATTCTTCCAGCTTTATCGGATAGCGATTCAGGAATTGCGGAAAGGCTGCGAGCACCCTTCCCTAAGTTGCAGGAGCTGCAAGCAGTGGTCAGGTTATCGATTTCATTCTCGCCGCCTTCGACCACAGGTACGATGTGATCAACATGCAGAATCACTAAAGGGGGAACAGAACCGCAATACTGACATGTGAAACTGTCTCGCTTGAAAACCTCAAAGCGTAATTTTTTACCTAAGCTTTTCCGCTTCGCCATGCTTATCCCCATCCGCTACCGCGGTTATTGATGGTCTGAAATCGATCCAGCAGATAGCGAATTCACCGGCTCGCAGACGAATTTTTAGGTGCCGCACTCTCACGGCAGTCACCCTGCATGTAGGGCCAGATGGGACAATCGCGTCACCGCCAGCGCCTACAAAGTCAACCGCAAGTCTCGCCCAGCAGGTCTAGGGCCATCATTACAGGTGCGGTTCCCGTCCCACCGTTAGCTGGCTCATGTGGGAAGTGCCGTGTTTACGACAGTACGTTGTCAGCCCAGCGGCAAAATCGTTTATTCGGTGCCGACCCCTCCCCGGCTCGCAGCAGTTATTTGTGGCCGAACCGTTGCTTTCGCGCGCTGGCCAGGCCGGTCCGACATTGAGGCTGCTGGCCCCAATTAGTCTGCGGTGGCCGGAGGCAACAATCCCGGCTTTACGGATAACCGCCTGTCCGTTCAGGTTTCAGGGCGTGCACACCCGTATGTTTTATTCCGCCCATCGCCACTGGGCATTCACCGCATTTGAAAAAGAGCGAGCCACCCCCTCATCACATGGGACACCGGGCTTGTCGCTTCCTGGGTATGGCCAGGCCATGTCGGCGGTTTCAGTTTTGAACGCCCGCGCTCTTTCAAATGCAGTCAATCAACTACAAACTCATTAGAAGTGACTCATCGACTTACGCTCCCCTTCGGCCTTGGCCTCCGCTGCTACGCGAGTCACTTCTAATGCCGCCTCATATACCGAAGGCGGGCGGTTATAAAATTCCAGGCTTACCCGGCTTTGCCGTCGGAAACTGGCTCGCTAGAGCGCAGCTCTTCAATAATCCGTTCGGCCGCGCCGTCACCGTTGTCGCGGTTGTACAATCGAGTTTCCAGATCATCCCCATCCAGGCTGATCTTCATCACTCGACCATTGAGATAGTCAAAGCAATTGCCTTTTGCCAGTTCTGCGCGGGCATCTTCCACCGTCATGCCGGTTGACCCACGTCCGTCCAGGAATCCCAGTCCCTGCTGTTTAGATCCGTTGTATAGAGCAGCCAAGACCTTGGCCTTATCCAATCCTGAAATGTTCATACGGTTTCCTTGTGTTTCCTCTGATTGCTTGATGATTAAAGAGCACCCGGCCGGCCAGCAGCCGGGTATCCCCTGCGGTTAAGATCCCTCCCCAGGGTGCAGGGAAATTCAATGAACTACTCAAACATTTTTCCGACAACCCAGGCGCAGGCAAGAATTAGGGCCACATAAACGGCGGCTTCTGGCCATTGCAAGATTTGTTCTGCTGATTTAGTCATCAATCCTCCCAAACCAGCTGTTCGGCTGAATTGACCTGTTCCATGTGGCGCTTGGCCAGCTGGATGTAGGGGTCAATGTCCGCTGGCCGATAACATTTCATTTCCTGACTGACAATTTTCAGGCCCAGGGCCTCCACCAGACGGCAATACCGCTCCAATTCCCCATCCTTCATTCGGCTGACAGTCGATTCATGCACCCCAATGGCGGCGGCCGCAGCTCTCCCACCAACACTCGCAAGCTGCTGCAATGTCAGGCTCAAGTACTTGCGGGATTTTGTGTCGCTCTCTCCCGATACTGCGCTTACCGTTTCCATTCGAGGATTTCCTATGTACTGCTCTATTCAGTTATTTTTTCTATCAAAATCATCAGGCAGACGATCAGTAGTGATGCTGTTATTGCTGTGGCCATGGTTATGCCGCCGTGTTGTTCAGTTTCAGGCTCTCGAGTAGCTCGCTCCCATCAAACTGCCCACCAGAAAGCTCAGCAAGTGTTTCTGCGTACCGCGTTTCCCCGGTGTATTCAGTGCGCGGAAGGCGTCCAGACGACAGCCACTTATGCACTGCACGGGGCGATACTCCGCATGCGGTCGCGGCGCATGTAGGGCCGCCAGCTGAATTGATTGCCTTTCTGAGAGTCTCCATTGAGCGGTTCCAATATGTACTTTGAGTACAGATTAGCGGGTACTGAAAGTACAGTCAAGGCGTTAGATAATGTACTTATGGTTCAATCAGACGAAATGCGCGCCGAGTTTTCGAGACGCCTTAATCAAGCAATGAAGGATGCCGGGTGGGGAATGCGCGGTCGTGGCGCACACTTGGCCAAAATTACAAAGACGACCCCGAGGGGTGCCAGCAAATGGCTTAATGGCGAGTCGATTCCTCGACAAGAGAAGCTGAGGATTATTGCCAACGACCTAGGAGTCAGCCAAAACTGGCTACAGTACGAAGAAGGACAGAAGGCGCAAAGACCCAAGGACTACGGCGCGGTCATGGAGGAGGAGCCCTCGAAATATATGGCCGGGAAGCCAGCTGGCAGAAAGTTGTTGGCGCTCTTGAGTATGATCGACAGTGAATACAATGCCGGGAACCTTGGCGACTCTGAACTTTCCGCAATCATGGCTGTGGTTGCGACCCTGTCCGCAGCCAGATCCGACAAAAGCTAGCCCCTCCTCTTTTCTCCCCCTCTTTTAGGCTCCTGGAGCAACATCCCAAGCGGCGTCAGCGTGGCGCCGTTCTCTGCTTTCGTGAGCCTGCAATCCCAAATATCTAAAAAGGTTGGCGCGTTAATTCTCGCTAGTGAACTAAAAGTACTTGCAAGATGTACTTTTGGTACATAACATTGACTCATCAACACAGATAACCCAGAGGGCAACACCATGGAAACAGCAGAAGCAGTAGCAACACGGCCGGAGATAGCCTCTGGCCCCGTAATGATTTCCCTTAATGAAATAAAGGCATCTGCTCCCTGCGAGAGCGGCTGGAAAACGCTGCTCAAGGCAAAGGGCAAAACGAAAGCTGACGACGAGTCCTTCCCGCTCTCCGACATCCTCGAAACAAACGACCTTTGCGACACTCTGTGGGCCCTCCGCTGCACCCCTGAAAACCTACATCCACTCTGGCGCAAATTCGCGGTTTGGGCTGCGCGTCAGGTCGAGCATTTAATGGAGGACGATCGGAGCAAGCGGGCCCTGGACGTGGCTTGGCGACACTCCAACGGCGATGCCACCGACGAAGAGCTGGCCGCCGCCAGGGACGCCGCCTGGGCCGCCGCCTGGGACGCCGCCTGGGCCGCCTCCAGGGACGCCGCCTGGGACGCCGCCTGGGACGCCGCCTGGGCCGCCGCCTGGGCCGCCGCCTGGGACGCCGCCAGGGCCGCCGGCTGGGACGCCGCCAGGGACGCCCAGACCAAAAAACTCAAGCAAATTTTGGATGCAGGAGAGTGGATCGATGACTAGCACAGCAACGCTGCCGAAAGCCACAAGGCCCCCCTACCTGAGCGTAGAGGGCGTGATCGTAGATCTGCGTGACTGCCTGGATGAGAACGGACACGACAGGAAAAACTGGCCCTACCGGTATGGGGTGATGCGGAGCTGGATTAAAAACGCCGTCGACCGGCTTGAATCCCTGTCGCGCATCCAGAACGCCATTCCGCCGGCACCCGTGGCAGTTCCGGCTACAGACGAAGAGCGAATCGTCGTGCAGTTCTTGATTCCCGTGAGCCAGATCGAAGTCACCGGCTATCTGGACGAAGACAGTGACGCCGACGAATTCCAGGGCCAGATTTGCCAGCGTCCATCCTCTGAAATTGAAATCACAAGCTTTGAAATCCCCGCCGCGCCGGTTGCGTGGGAGATAGACGAATACGACGAGAGTGTCGCGGCGCGGCTGTGGGAATCACGACAGTAAAAGAGCAGATACAACCCAGGATAACGAGGACCGAAAAATGGAAATGTCGCAACTGCAAGAAGTGCTGAAAAAACACGAACTTTGGCTGGCGGGCGAAGAGGTGGGCGAGCGTGCCAACCTGAGCGGTGCCAACCTGAGCGATGCCAACCTGAGCGGTGCCAACCTGCGCGATGCCAACCTGAGCGGTGCCAACCTGCGCGGTGCCTACCTGCGCGGTGCCTACCTGAGCGATGCCAACCTGAGCGGTGCCAACCTGAGCGATGCCAACCTGAGCGGTGCCAACCTGAGCGATGCCAACCTGAGCGGTGCCAACCTGAGCGATGCCAACCTGAGCGATGCCTACCTGAGCGGTGCCAACCTGAGCGGTGCCAACCTGAGCGATGCCAACCTGAGCGGTGCCAACCTGAGCGATGCCAACCTGAGCGATGCCTACCTGAGCGGTGCCAACCTGAGCGATGCCTACCTGAGCGGTGCCAACCTGAGCGATGCCAACCTGAGCGATGCCAACCTGAGCGGTGCCAAACTGCGCGGCTGCTGCGGCAACAAATCGGAAATCAAATCAGTGCACTGCGACCTGTGGGATGTCGCGTACACATCCACTCATATGCAAGTTGGCTGCCAGATCCACGAGATTAGAGAGTGGTGGAAATTTTCAGATCATGAAATTTCCGAAATGGAATCTCGCGCACTGTGCTGGTGGAAAATTTGGAAGCCGATCCTGAAACAGCTGATCGAGACTTCTCCAGCAAAACCCGGAGCGCAGAAAGAGCCGGAGCGAGATCAAGAAACCGAGGCAGATCCGGCATGAAATATTCCCTGAGCGCCTCGATGGTCGCGGCAACCCGTCGAGCCAGTTACCTGTTCCCGCGCGTGACAGTTGTGCGCGGGTATGAATATGAGAAGTGGCGCGGTACCTGCGAAGCCATTCGAACAGCCTGTCGTCGCTCATATCAGTTATTCGGCCATTGCGAAAACCCCTTCCCTGTGGGCGATGTGCGCCGATGGGTTTGGATTGATGAGAGTTACAGGTTCATTCCACCGGCCGCGCCGGTTGCGTGGGAGATAGACGAATACGACGAGAGTGTCGCGGCGCGGCTGTGGGAGTCGAGGCAATGAAAGTAATAGGCAAGTCAGAAGAGCGTGTATACCTGTGCCAAGTCGAACACGGGGAACTGGAGAGATTTTTGGGGAAATTTTACCCAAGCGAATTACATACTCTGACCGTCGGTCAGATCGTGGACCTAAGCAAGGGTTACAACTATTCGCACGATATAAATCGTGCGATGGAAAAAACGCGCGACTTCATTCAGGCACATCAAAAAGTTGTAAATGCAATTATCGATGGGCTTCGGTTTGAGAATATTGATGCGGAGGTTGAAGAAGAAACCCAGGCGGAACCAGCATGAAATATTCACTGAGCGCCGCGATGGTCGCGGCAACCCGTCGAGCCAGTTACTTGTTCCCGCGCGTGACAATAGTGCGCGGGTATGAATATGAGAAGTGGCGCGGTACCTGCGAAGCCATTCGAGCAGCCTGTCGTCGCTCATATCAGTTATTCGGCCATTGCGAAAACCCCTTCCCCGCCGGAGATCTGCGCCGCTGGGAGTGGATTGAAGAAACGCTGGCAATTGTGCGCGAACGCTTGCAACTGGTAATGCGAGATACGGCATGGGCCGAGCCTGATGCAGTTGTTCGGTTGGGAGCGGCGAATCCAGGCGAAGTGGTGCCATTTCCGGCGCCGCAACCGAAGCCGGAAGAAGGTCAGCCGCAGCGGGAAGCGGCGAAGAGAAAAGCTAATTGGGAATGCGAGGAAATTTATGTGTAGCGAAATAGTGAAAGTTGAGCAGGCCGCATCTACAGAAATGCAGGCGGTGATGGCGATGGTTGAGCGGGTAGCACTTAATCCGGATGCCGACATTTCCAAGCTGGAAAAAATGCTCGATATGCAAGAGCGTATTCTTAATAGAAACGCTCAACAGGCTTTCACAGCGGATCTTGCAGCAATGCAGTCTGAGTTGCCACTGGTAGGCAAGGCTGGGCGCGGGCACAACAATGCCAAATATGCAAAGCTTGAGGACATCAACGAGGCCATTCGCCCAACCCTGCAAAAGTACGGTTTTGCGGTTACTTTCCGAATTAATCAGACGGATAAGTCGGTCACGGTCACAGCGCGGCTTTCTCACCGGATGGGTTATAGCGAGGAAACAAACCTCTCCCTGCCCCTAGATACCAGCGGCAGCAAAAACGCCGTACAGGCCGTCGGCTCGACCGTTAGCTATGCCAAGCGGTATGCCATTTGCGCGCTGCTGAATATATCCACAGGGGATGATGACGATGGCGGACCGCCAAAGTTCAATGAACACCCATCCGTTACCAATGCGCAGATTAAGCAGCTGCGGGATGCAGCGAATGTTGCCGGGAAGAATGAGGCATATATCTGCCAGGCGGCACATATCGAGCGCATTGAAGATCTGCTACAGGCTCGATTCGGCGGTGCAATGAATCACCTGAAAAGTATCGCGGTGCAACCATGAGCTGCATCTATCTGGAGGCCCCGCAAGGTTCCGAGGCTTGGCTAACCGGCAGAGCCGCGGCAATAACCGCCTCCATGGCCGCGGAATGCCGGAAGCGCCTTAAATCCGGCCCGAACAAGGGGGACTATTCAAAGGCAGCCCATGACTACGCATTCAAACTGGCCGTGGAGCGCATCAGTGGCGAGCTACTGGACGATCCACAGTTTGACCCATGGCAGGCAAGGCGCGGGCGGGAATTGGAGCCAGAGGCGCGCCTATTGTATGAAGAACGGCGGGGCGTCCTGGTTGAACAGGCCGGTCTTGCTCTAACCGAGGACAGGAAATTCGGCGCTTCGGTTGACGGTCTTGTCGGCGATGACGGGGCTGTCGAGATCAAATGCTTTCTGGCCCCGGCAAAGCTCGCCCCGATTCTGCTGTGTGGGGACATTGGAGACTGCGCCGACCAAGTGCAGACGGGCATGTGGATCACCGGCAGGAAGTGGATGGATTTCGTGCTGTATGCGCCGGCACTTTCCTGCATCAACCGGCACTTAACTATCATCCGCATAGACCGGAATGACAACCACATCGCCCAATTAGAAACTGATCTGCTTGAATTCGACAAGCTGGTCGAGCAATACAAAGAAAATTTGATAAGCAATTTCTAACCGCGCCCAGGCGCATCAGTCAGGTGTAACCGTCGGGCCGCTGGTGTAGGCCCTTTTTTCAGAGGAATCACGGTGGATATTTCAAAGCTCCAGCTCAACAAGACAGTGACGGCGGTTAAGGCAGAAGTGGCAAAATTTGTAGAAGAGTTCCAGCGCTGCAAGTCCGCCCCCCCCTCGCGGGTGGCGGTGCGCGCCGATAAATACGACCAGGTACAGCGGGCTGTGCTCGCCGCACTGAGACGGCAGCACAAGGCATCAGGCTCCGACGGCAAGATGCCCACTCCCGAAAAATTAACCATGGGCAAAGTTGAGCTTTACCCGGCCCACTGAGCGAGTCGAGTTATGAGCAGCAAAGAAAAAATGCGCGACGATTTTGAAAAAAAATACCCCATACCAGATGGAATCTTCTGGGATCATGAGCTTGATTATTACACGACAAAAAATGAGGATTTAATATATAACATGGATTGTCAGAACGAGCGTTATGAGATTTGGATGGACGCCCTCACCCACCATCACGCAGAGAGTGAGCCGTCAGCCTGTTTTATTATGTCTGAATCAGGTTATCTGATGGCTGTTTGTTATGACTGCGAAGTGATGGCGAGGTTGATGAAAGACCCCGGTCAGTTAAAAATACAGTGGCTCTACGCCAGCCCCCAACCTGCCGCGCAGGTTCCGTCGGAAGTAGACGCTGGCACTCTCTACGAAGGATCATCAAAGGATACACCCTATATTCACACGCTGAGCTGGGCTCAGGGATGGAACGCCTGTCGCGAGAAAATGCTCAGAGCCACCCCTGCGGCCCCGCGACCGCCGGAGGCAATGGAATCTCAGCCTGATAAGACCGAGAAATATTCTCGGCCAGTTTGCAGAGGATGCTGGATGTTAGGAAATAATTGTGGTCATTGTGAGCGATGTAAAGATACCAAGCCTAAAGCGCCGGAGGTGGAGTGATGCACTTAAAAGCACCATTTGACTACAAAGGAATCCGCTATATACCAGGGCGCCTGGTAAACAACGCGAAAACCGGGAGAACCGGACAGAGATTTTCGGCGCGCCGCTTGTTACCTGAGAGCAGCGAGTTAATCGGGAAGGTCATTGTCTACGCCGCCAACATCAGTCGCCCGGATGTCATTAATGCGTTTGCGGATTTGGTGAATGAATGAGCTGGCTCTTTTCGCAGGCGCTGGTGGCGGAATACTCGGCGGGCACCTGCTTGGATGGCGAACCATCTGCGCAGTGGAACGTGATGCCTACGCCGCAGGGGTTCTGGCGCAACGACAAAATGATCGACTCCTCCCGCCTTTCCCGATTTGGTCCGACGTTACGACTTTTCACGGAAGACCATGGCGAGGCCGTGTTGATGTCGTATCTGGCGGCTTTCCCTGTCAGGACATTAGCGTCGCCGGAAACGGAGATGGAATCAACGGCGAGCGATCAGGCCTATGGAAATCAATGGCGCGCATCGTTCGCGAAGTACGACCGCGATTCGTTTTCGTGGAAAACTCCCCAGTACTCACTTCTCGAGGACTTGGAACCGTACTCGGAGACTTGGCCGAAATCGGGTATGACGCGGAATGGATGTGCCTTTCAGCGGCCGACTGCGGCGCCCACCATCTCCGCGAGAGAATCTGGATTCTTGCCCACGCCGACGACCATAGAGGGGGGCACCCTGATCGAAGCCGTGTCAGCGAGAACGTGGCCAACACCTGCAGCCCGCGACTACCGGAGCCCGAACAAGAAGTCCTACAGCGAGAGAGGTGGTGGAAAGAAGGGCGAACAGCTCCCCAATTCAGTCGGTGGCCAGCTGAACCCGACGTGGGTCGAGTGGCTAATGGGGTGGCCAATCGGGTGGGCCGCATTAGAGCCATTGGCAATGGACAGGTACCACGAGTGGCTGCGGCAGCATTCGCGGAATTATCAAATCAATACCAACTTATAATTGGCTGATATGAGCTCTTTTAAAAAATACATAGCACTATGCTCTACCGCGCGCATTCAGGACGCAGGAACTCGGACGGCCATGCGGGATATTGTCCTCCCAGTTTTGAAACGGGAGGAGGAGTCTCTGCGAGATTGTAGAGAACAGTGTGGCACGAACCCGGCATGGAAGGCCGACTGGGAATCGGCTGGGATGGTATCTGATGAACAGGAGATTGCTAGAGCTATCAAGATTGCCGAGAAAAGGTTGTCGGAATTCCGGCTTGGTCTAGATCAGATAGATATGTTTGCGGGATAGAGTGATGAGCAACCTACTCACAAAAGCCGAAATCGCCAGGCTCACCGGCACGAGCAATCCCGAGGGACAGAAGCAAGTCCTGCAGAGCAACCGCATCCCCTATGTGCGCCGCCGCGACGGGTCAGTAGCGCTAACCTGGGACATGGTCAACCAGGCCGTGCTCGCCCGCAGCAGCTCGACACTGGCCACCGGCAGCGTTACCGTGCCACTGGGATTCAACCTCCCCGCCGCTGCGGGATAAGCACTATGGGACGACAACGCCGACCAGAAAACGCCTGGATGCCCCGCTGGGTGGAACGCTACAAGAACGGCTATCGCGTGAAGCGCCGCGGGGATCCTACCTACCACCTGGCGGGGCCGGATGCCAGCAGGGCCGAGGTGTGGGCAGCCTACGAGCACTGGGAGGCTGGCCAAGTGGCGAAAGCGTTTATTGTCGCCGAACTAATCGACCTCTACTTCGTCAGCCCCCAGTACACCAAGCACCTGCAGCCCAGTACCCAGCAGGACTACCACAGGTACAGCCTGCGGGTCCGCAAGGTGTTTGGCGAGATGCAACCTGACGCCATCACCTCACCTCTGGTGCAGATGTTTTTGGATGCGAGAGGAGCCGACCATCCGGTCGCAGCCAACCGAGAGCGGACTTTTCTTGGAATCATCATGAAGTGGGGCAAAGCGCGGGGGTTTGTGCAGATCGAAGATCCCACTATGTCGGTAAGGCCGTTCAAGGAAAAACCGGGCGGGAGGTACGTAGAGGACTGGGAGTATACCGCGTTCTGGCACTGGCTCACCCAGCGTGGTCACATCATGCACGCCTGCTCGATGGCGATCTCGTTGATCTGCGGATCACGACAACAGGACGTGCTAGCCCTCACCCGGGCCGATGTATTGGAAGACGGCCTTATGATCTTTCAGATCAAAACCGGCAAGAGGCAGGTTAAGCTCTGGACACCTGAATTGCGCGAGGTAGTCAAGCTGGCTCTGGCGACAAACACCAAACCGAAGATCCAAACGCCTCACATCATTCGCAGCCGCTTGGGGCGCCGGTACACACGTTGCGGCTTCAATTCCACATGGCTTCGAGAGCAGCGGGAAGCTCTGGCCCAGGGTGTGATCAAAAATCGCTTCAGGTATCACGATATGAAGATCAAGTCGATTTCTGACTTCGAGGGCGACATACAGCGGTTCAGTGGTCACAAAACCCGCTCCATGGCGGAAAGGTACAACCGCACAGCCGACCGGGTGGTGTCCTTAAACAGGCCCCGAAAAGGCAAACCTCAAGATTGATTGAGGCCAAAATTACCCCACGGGATTACCCCACAGAGACCAGAAAGACAAAACCCCGCACGCGGCGGGGTTCCGAAATGCCTTTACAATCAAAGGCTTGTATGGGGTGGCCGACGGGTTTCGAACCCGCGACCTCAGGAGCCACAAGCAGGCGGACAATTATTTAAAATCAATAGCTTGCGCAAATCTGTGTGGCAAACAACACCGCCAACAACACCGCTATAGACCGCATGGCGCCTGGGCCTCAAAAAAATTGCCACCGGGCCTTTCTGTATGGATACCCAGTGCCGATCCTGAAGCGTCTTCCGCTAGATCGCCCGCCTTCCCACAGCCAACCAATGAATAAAAGTAGTCCCAGGCTCTCCGGACTGCGTGCTCAGCGAAGTGGTGCCGAACGAAAATACCCCACCGCTGTCTTCTTTATCTTGTGCGCCGAAATAGTTTCCTACAGCAGAAAATGCAGCCGTTAGGGGGTTGGAAAAATTTGTGGTTACTATAGTTCCATCTCCATTGTGAGTGTGCCTACCCCACTTGATTACGATAGCGTTAGATGCCCCATAAGGTATCTGAATCTCGCCGTCGTTTGTGGTGGCGGTAGCTGACGGAGTTAGGGCCGAGAAGACTCCCTCGTTGACATAATCGGCGAAGGTTTCAAGGGTGACCTTTAGGTTTTGCCCGCTGGGTAGGCCTGTTGCTCCAAATGACCCTAAATTTGTAGCGCCCAAGGGGGTGCCGGTGAGCGTGCGAACATCCTGGGCCTCATCTTCCAGGATGGTCAGGGCGCTTTTTACCGATTGATTATTCGGGATCAGAGATCCGGGAAATGTTCCCAGATTGACGGCCCCCAAAGCCACACCTTGCGTTGCCCGAATGGCTATGTCTTCCTGTTCAAGATCCGATACATCCTGCTCAAGATCATCTACCCGCTGCTCAAGGTCTGCGACCTGCTGTTCAAGATTTTCCTCCACGCGCGGGATGAAATAGACTTGACCTTCCTGATTATTCAGAGCCTTGAAACTGTACTCCGAGGCCGACACGCTGATTTCAACCGGAGATCCGTTATAGATCGGCACCCCGCCGGCACCGGTCATGATGGGCTGCATAACAGGCACCACGATGCCATTCTCCTGAATGACGGATACAGGGATCTGGTTTCCGGGGACTTCCGGGTCTAGGTCAGGCAGCCCAAAATAAAGACTGCCGTTGGATAGCGGACGCCCTTGGGACGGGTCCGGGATGTAGGGGAGCGGGAAGATAAATTCAGCCATGCTAATCTCCAAAACGAAAAAACCCGCTCAAGGCGGGTCGTGGGGTGTTATGCGTAAAACTCTATTCGGGCGGCTCAGACCGGGGCCTGGCGGCCGGACTATCGAAGAGCCCGGTTTGATACCGGCGTGGTTTCAGGTCGCCCTGGCCGGCGCTATCGGCGCTGCATTTATCGGGCTGCTGCTGTATCAGCTGGGGAGTTGGGTGCTTGGGTAGTTATTGGGCGGCCAGAACCAGCGCCACGCCCGACAGAATCAGGAATGCAGCGGCCCCAACAGCTGCGAACTGTTGGGGCCTTTGCTTTATCTGTTGTCTATTTGTCCAGTTGTGCTTTTCTTCCCCTCGGTCTATTCTCTGTCTCGGAGCCTCAAATCTCCTTCGCATAGCGGCCACCGCACCCGACAGTCAGCGGTTTTTTTGTGTCTCGGATTTGCCCTCTGGGTCACATTCTTTATGTCGGGAGGGGACGGGAATAACCTTCGGGGAATACCGTCCGCGCTCTATGTGGCGTTTTGAGCCTCCCGGCGCCCTATTCGGGCATCACTCAAAAAAAACACATAGGAGGCCATCATGGCCTGTTCAATCACTCCCTTTGATTTCAACTCCCACCCTGTCCGCGTAATCCCTGGCGAAATGGCTTGGTTTGTCGCTGCCGACGTTGCCGATGCCCTGGAATACGCCACCGCAAAGGATTTGGCCCGCAATCTGGACGCTGACGAAAAGGGTAGGCACATTGTGCCCACCCCTGGCGGCGACCAGGAAATGACCGTCATCAACGAATCCGGCCTCTACCACGCCGTGCTCAAGAGCCGGAAGCCGGCGGCCAAGGCGTTCCGCCGCTGGGTCACCGCCGAGGTTTTGCCGGCGATCCGCAAGACCGGCCGCTATGAGCTGCCCCCGGGCCTCACCCCAGAGCAACAGTGTGAGATTCAGACCATCGTGGCGCGTCTGGCCCATCGTCCGGGCAACAGCTACGCCAACCTGTACCGCGGCCTGAAAGACTATTTCAAGGTCGGCACCTATAAAGACATCCCGTCCGATAAGTTCGACCTGGCCAAATGCTTCCTGCTCGGCGTCGAGTCCAAAGAGGGCGACTGGGAGCCGGCCAAACCCGGCGGCAAGTACCACTTCCCGCTGGATACCGCCAAGCCTCGCACCATGACGCTGCCGCAGCAGGCTTGGCTGACCCAGGACGCCCTGCTGGATGAGGGATACAACAGACCCCTCCAGAAGCTCCTGAACGAGCTAAGGTCCGACGGCTGCGACGTGGCCGGCGCCGCCCAGGAGTACAAGGCCCTGTACATGCTGTTGGAGAGCCGTTCCCATCTTCTTTGCCAGCTCAGGGATATGGCCGAGAACGGGTTCTTGCGCGGACTCAATACCTGGTTTGGGCCTAAACATTGACCTGCATATCCATACAGCATTGATCCAATCCGCAGAGGGGCTGGATAATGTCCGCCCCTTTATTCATGGAGTGCAATATGCGAACAATAATTCTGCTGGCCCTGGTGGGGCTTATGGTTGGGTGTGCGACACAGTCTGAGATTGATAGCTGGCTAGGATCTCACTATGACGATTTAGTTATCAGCTATGGGACTCCAGGCAGCGTATCTCCGTTATCAGACGGACGCTCTGTCGTCGAATTTTACTATTCCCAGAAACAAGGAATTACTTCATACACAAACCCTGTGCTAGGACTCCAAGTAAATGGGGGCGGTGAGTTCAGTTGCACGCTGCGATTCGTTTTGGGGCAGGATGGTTACGTACAAAATGGTGCCTTTTCGGGCAATACCGGCGCATGCAATCGGCTCGTGCATAGACGCAAGTAGCATATGTCCCCACCACGAAGGTATACAAGCCAGAAAACTATAATCGTCACAGAGAAAAAGCAATGCAACAACAAGGCGGCCCATTCATCACGATTGCCATGTATATATTGATCATGGCGCCGATAGTCTATCTGTCTTACAGAATCTCAAAAAAGAAGAGGTGGCACCCGGCAATTATGTGCACATTAACTGTTCTCCCATTTACCAATATTCTGTGCATCTTCTATATCGCACTGTTTGTGATTAACAACGCTTCCGAGGCGACGAAGAGGGTTGATGGATAAAGAGCCCCTCCTAATTTGATTTATTCTGTCATCTCTTCTCGCGATGGCCCACGTTCGGAAAGAGATGACAAGAGGGCTGATGTATCGGAAATCGCTTTATAATAAGCGCCTGATCTAGGCGTGGAAGCCGCAATACGCTGGAATGCCTTGCGCACAGGCGCGCTTTCGTAAGCCCGAGCCATAAGGCCATAGACCCCGGCGCCAGCAGTGCCAAGGCCGCCTGTCATGGACGCGTCTGTAACTACCGCTGTGGGAGCTCCAATCTGAAATAGCTCTTGTCCAGTCGGCGTTAAAACGCCAGCTTGTGCTGCCCGTCTTGTTGCTCCGAGATACGATTTAAGACCATCTAGAAATTTACGATCTGCGCCATCGAAGGCAATATCGGTGGCCTTGGACATTTTGTTTAGTTCAGTCAGAAATCTGTCTGGTGAAATCTCATCGTCTCTCGATGCCTTTTCCGCAGCTTTTGTAATCAGCCCTGCTCGAGCGGTCCGTTTTCCATCTGGCGATAGAGATTTGTATAAAGTTTTAACTTCGCTAGGTTTATTGCTGTACAGAAGGTTGTTGACAGTTTCCGGCGTAAGGTCGCCCTTATCTAGAACACTTTTCAGTCTAGTGCGCCTAACTTGGTCGGCTTCTTGAGCATAGACGGTGTTCGCGCGCTTCCACTTTTTAGCCGATTCTTCGCCCAGCTCTTGCTTTATAACGGTATCCATATCGTCTGTCATGGACGAATATATCTTGTCTATTGCAGTTTTTGAGCGAGTGGGCATAGTCATGCGCTCACCCTTCACTCCCTCTCTAAAAGTGGTTCGGAGACGATCAAGACTTGCAAATGTGGGGTCTGCCAGAAGGTCGTCACGGTAATCCTGAAGCTTTGATACTGTTGCAGAATCAGCCGTCTTTAGAGCTTCGCCACCGGGAGAACGCGTAAGGCGCCTTATCTCATCATCAATGGCGCCTACCGCTCGATTTACCGCGGGAACATCCGCGACCTGATCGGCATACTGCTGCCGCGCACGGCCGGCGGCTTGCTTGATTCGGGACTTGCTGGCAGAGAGACTGGCGACCACATCTTCGGGCTTATATTCTCCAAAAGTCTCCACATAGTCTTCCACAGTTTTTTGTCGCGCCTTTTGCTGCGCCCTACGTACGCCGCCCGTCCCTGTGACCGGAATTTTTTCGGCAGCGGCCGCAGCAGATTTACCTGCGAATGTTTCCGGTGGGCGCACGTCAGATGTCATTAGAGGAAGATCGTGCTCTTGAGCGAATCGAGTGGCCTCACCGGCCGGTATATCAACATCTCTGGGGCGTCTAGCCATTTGGGCTGCCGCTGATAAGCCAAATGGCGCTAACACACCACCTACAACCTCACCCAGTACACGTCCGGGCTCTCCGCCTACGGCTTCTCCAGCCACTCCACCTAACTTTGCGCCCGCACCGGAAGCGGCGCCAGTCGCAGCGGCAGCAGGAATTGTCTCTTGGCCGGCCTGGCGCAGAACTCCAGGCATAATGCCCTCAGAAGCTGCCGTAAATCGTGGCAATTGCTGGGCAGCGCCAGCCCCCAATCCTGCACCTCCCACTGCCGCGGGGACAACTTCTCCGGCGCCGCGCACAACGTCCCGAGCAAGACCTGACTCCATGAAGTTTCCCTGGGTGCCGGCGGCGGTGGCCTCTGTGATCGATGGAACCCGGAACTCAGAACCCAGCACCTGGGCCACGGCGTTGATCTGGTCCGTGGTCAGGAAATCGGCCAGCTTCGTTGCGCCGCGGTTGAATGCGGCCATGAACTCCAGGGGAGCGGAGGCGATACCCGTGTCTTGTGGTTGCTGGGACTGCTGCGGCTCAGCGCTAGGCTGCTGTGGCACGGGCGCAGCCGTGTCCGCCGAGGCCTGCTGGGGAGCTGCCTCCTCAACCGGCCGCGCCGTGGAAATGTTGAACTTGCCGCGCTGTTTCGGTTGCTCGGTTTCCTCCACCGGGCGCGCGGTAGATAGATCAAAGGCCATCAGATTTCCTCTACTTCGCCGCCGGGGCCGACATAGGCACGGTTACCCTGGGCATCGGTCATCAACTGCCAACCCTGTGCGTTGCGAGTGGGCACTTCTTGCGGGGAGGGCTCTTCCTCTTTGGTTTCCCGCTGCTCCTTCAGCGCTCTCTGCTCCTCCACCCATTCGGCCCTGGTACCGCCGCGGCTGAAGAATAATGCGGCCTCTTCCATCTGGTCGGCGAGCTTGGCCTGCGCGTCCCGTTTTGCAGTTATCCACTCCCTGGTCGCTTCCGGAGTCATACCCCGCGGCATGGCGGTTTCCATGGCCAGCTTCAATTCACCTTCAGACAGCGCGCCAAATGTGACAGACGAGACCACGTCAAGCCCAAGCCGGTTGGCTGCGTTCTCGAACCGGATGGTTGACTGTTTGAATGACGGAAGCATGGATTGAATCTTGCCAATATTTGCTCCCTCATCGATTGCCGCTAATGCCTCGTCATAATTGGGGAGGGTTCCGCGAATTTGGTCGACTTGCTTGAATATATCCTCTGCCGCTTTGGCGGTCTGCTCTGCCATCTTTGTGCGGCGGGAAACCTCGCCTCTGGCTGATCCAAGATCTTCTGCAAGCCCAATTTCTGCTCCCAGTGCGCCTGCTTTTCTACCTCCGGATGTGCGCTGGGCAATATCGACGCCAAAATCTCTGGCCTCTCTAATCGCTTTAGCAGCATCCGAACCTTTCAACAATTCTCCTTCCGGGGAATACACGCGTGGGCCGCTTGATGTGGACTGTATGATACCCCCGTCCGGGAGTATCTCTTGCGCTCCCACGCGCGTTCCGGTGCTTTCCAGCCCACGCTGCGTCAAGTAAGCTTCATATTCTTTCGGAGCCGCGCCAGCAAGCCACATCGCCGTATCTCGCTCAGCGGACTCAGGATCTCGGCGCCACTTGCCCAGCATTGTCAGCATGTTCTTAGGCGGCCTACCGTCGGTTTCGTCGGTTACCCGCTGGATTCCCTGTGCGATATGATCGGCGGCGTTATCGGGGTCACTCAGGGCAGCGCGCGCGGTATCTAGAAAAGCCCGTTCGCTCCGTTCATTCTGGAAGCCTACCGAAAGTTTCATGGACTCCTGAAGCTCGGGATACTTTATCGCGGTTTCCATCATTATATTCGGGTCACCAGATTTGTACGCCTCCATAGCTGCGCCCTGCACCTCATTAAAGCGCGCCTCTGCTTTCTTCTCGCGACCTACTTCCGCGAGAGTTTGCCCAAGACCAGAAAGGCCAGCGCCAAAATCACCACCTGGCTGCACACGAAAAGGATTTCCCCCGCCTTGAGAGGGGGTCGCGGGATTACCGCCAGCATATTGAAAAGCCATTAGAATATGTCCAGAATTTTCCCGAGAGTGCCGTCTTTGGCCTTATCCCAGAAGTTAGAGAAATCCAGAGTTGCTAGCTCGGCGCCGGCTTCCATGTCCTTGCCAAACCCGAACTTGTCATCCTTCCCGAAAATCTTGCGGCTCCAGTAAGGCGCATCCTGTTCCAGCACTTTTCCGCCGAGCAGATCCTTGTAGTAATCGGACCCGGACCGGCGATTTCTATCCGGATCATCTTTGGCAGAGGATTCATTGGCAATGATGACCGCCGCCAGGGCTGCCCAGGGGCCGGCAGAGGCGAGCGCGGAGCTTCCCCCTCCTGCCGCACTGCCTCCGGCTCCACCGGCGGCAGAGCCTGCTCCGGCTCCTCCACCAGCGGGCCCCGCCCCAAGCATGCCACCACCACCAGCGAATTGCTGGTACATCCCCAGACCCTGCATCGGGCTCATGCCGCCCTGTTGCTGCTGCTGGGGCTGCTCGATAATAAATGGGTTTTCCTGGGGCTGTTGGGGTACGCCCCCGTAGTATTCAAACGCCATGCGCACCTCCCAGGGTCACGAATTTGTAGCCGCTGATCTCGGTCACGGCATCGGGCATAACCTGCTCAACTTCGTCGGCCATCGGACCCTGACCTTTTCCATAGAGACCGAGCTTATTGGCGGCGGAATTCCATACCCACTCGTACCAGTTAAGGGAGCCGCGCGTGCCGATTTTTAGGACGGATGATTTCAGGCGGCGATCCGAGAATGCGCCATAAGCCTGTAGCCCAAGCTGTGCGAGCCCCATCAGATTTCCCCCTCCCATCTGGTTGCCCTGCTGCTTCGCCTGCGCCGCGGCAATCTCGCCCTGGCCGAGAGTCTGCCCGATACCCGCGGTTCCGGAGGCGATCTGAGGGGCTAGCGACGGAAGCCCGGCAAGACCTCCAACGCCCTGGATCTGCTGGTTGTAAGACGTCAGCAACGCCTGGTTCTCCAGCTGCTGGGCATTCTCCGCCAGGGCATCATTAGCATTCCCGGAGCGTAGGCCGCCGGTCGCCGAGGCATTGCGCAGGATGGACTCCTCCGAGGCCTCCTGGGTACCCATGATCGCCCCATAAAGCGGGGATTCTCGGGCTTGGTCAATGATCTCCTGTTGACTACCCTCCCCCCCTGGCAGCCCATAGGCGCCTGCCAGGTACTTCAGCGCGGATTCCCGGAACTGCTGGGGGAGAGCCTCGGTTTCCTTGAGGTAGTCCAGGGCCTCCCGCTGGTAGTCCGCCTGTATTTGAGCTGCGTCTTTCGCTGCGTCGGCGGAATCATCGCCACCGCCTCCGAAAAAATCTCCCATTATCTTATCCTCGCCATAGCCAAAACATCGCCCCTTCGGGCAAATTCTCTAAACCCACATCGGGCGGCTAGTCGTTGTAAACTCCTTTTTTTGATCGTTGCAATAATCATTCGGCACCACTCGTATTGTCCGAATAGCCAGTCTATGAAGATTTCCCCTGATTCCCGTGCAGACTTGGCATCTCGGCTGCAAAAATGAATCATCATCGCTTCACCCTTCCGGCAAAATGAAAACCAGCTCTCTCCGACGCGGACAACAAGGTAGTTTTCATTCCTAAATAGTTCATCGGGAATTTCAGTCGCCCTCGGTGTATGTAGTTCCAGTGGAGCGGAAATTGAGTCCTGATGCGCTTCCTTGAGCGATAACGTTTGTATTTTCATAGCCTTGCCCTAGAACCTCCTGAATATCGACCGATGAATTGGCAGGTACGGTATATACGGCGATCACAGAACCAGAAGCAGACGTTAGGTTTGGGCTCTCCCATAAGGTTAAAACCCTATTTGCGCCTGCCGTGTTATGCACAGAGGCCGCCGTTACGCCCACCCTCTCAACAGCAAACGGCAGTTGAATTACCGCAGTATCTGAGGTGCCCACGGGGATCAATCCAAAATCAATATCCGATCTAATAGCCATATTATGCTGGCGGCAGTAAGCCGCTTCCTGCGTTCATCAAAATGTTGAAAGTTATCGAATCCCCTACCTGAAGGTCGTAGGGGGTATAAACCAAGCTTGACCCACCGCCAACCGTTACCTCATGAACCGACAGTACCAGCGTAGTTCCGGCGAACGAGGTAACCTGCACTCTGAACTGATCGGTGCTGGCGGATGGGCTTATTAAGTGCTCAATCGCGTAGGTGTGCCGAGACTGTATGGATTGGCCGTTTATCGTGCCTTGCGTCAAGGTCACCGTGTAAATACCTACTCCAGATCTGACGATCCCGTTGACGTTGTAGGAATGCTGAATCACCGGATTTAAAACACCATTTCCAGCGATCAAAAAGCTGCATGCCTTCACCGGGAAAAATTCAAACAGGTCATTCACATCATCAAATAGATCGTCTATTCCCTTTTCGTTGCTCAGTGAGCGTGCCCTGATTTGGGAAATCTGCGACTTGTTCGCCTGAACACCGGCAGAAAGCCTTTTTTGTGACGCAATGATCTCTCCGGCATTCTGGTCTATTTCGTCAGCCAGTAGAGCCGCATCCCGGAGGATATTTAGGTAGTCCTCAATCAATGCGTCAGTCCATGGCTCTCCCGATTTCTGCTTGGTGATCTCTTTGAGATCGGAGGCAGAAAGAACAAGCCTTTGTAACTGGGAAGATACGCCGTTAGCCATGCTCGATTCTCGCCAGGGCGAAGGCCATTCTTGACCGAGTGGCGCCACGAAACTTGAGCGCAAACCAATCGCTCACATAGCCGAACCGGTAGCGGATGAATCTCTTTCCGTAATCGGCAGGTGATCCATATTGCATGGTGTATTCAAGTCCGTGCGTTACGCCGTCATAGGTCAGAGATACAAATACCGTTGCGTCATTCGTCGTTGTAAATCCCGGTATGGTTTCAATCTGCACCTCGTCTATAGACTGGGTTTCGAGATATACGAAAGGAGTGAATAGTATCCATTCTACGATCTGGCCGTATTGAAGGGCCGTAGTACTATCCAGGATTCCATATCTTCCGTCGATCTTGTCGCCGAACACCCATTCTCCCAATCGGGTTTCAAATATTCCGTGCTTTCCTCTCCATTGGTCATCACCCTGAACGTCCGACTTTATGATCGTCCACGCCTGCTCAATGCCGGCAGCTTGCGCCAGGGTATAGTTAAATTTGAGCGTATGGTTTGGCAGGTGGAGAATGACGTGGCTATATCCATCCTCTTCATAGGATTCCATGACCACAGAAGCCAGTTCTGTTTCGTTATACTGCCCTATGATTTTATCTACCTCTCGGGTTGCTACTCTAGTAGCAGATCCAACACCCAATTGGTGCACGGAGACAGATTCCTCTTTTCTTCCTCCCAACATAAACCAATTTTGGGAAATCTCTACTATTGCATGCGTGCCAACTATCCCTATTTTTACGGCACGGGTAGCTACTCGTTGAAATGCGAAGTTGTCGGTTGCTACGTTGACGAAATATTCCGTGGTATATCGGTTTGGTACGATTACCTTGTTGTCATTGGTCAGACCTACCGCAAGGGTTGGGTCGGGTGAGAATTCAGAAGTTGCGAACTTTAGCGGATCAATAGAAGTTTCGTCGTTTATATCCGTGTGATAGAGAAATTCCCCATCCGTCAAAAAGTAATAACCATCAACCCAGACCCCATCTATTGGATTACCAAGGTCTGGGTCGGTTATCTCAATAAATCCTCCACCAGGGGAATACTGGAAAAATCGGCCGCTTGCGATGATTCCTTGGGTGTTGAAGCTGTATGGTAGGCTTACAGTGTCTTCTCCTGGGACGGTTCCTAGAAAGGTGAACGCCCCATTCCCGTCCACTCTGCCGAACTGGGTTCCTTGAATCCTGAAATGCATTTGCAACCGTTCATTCCAGATAGCTCCCCGGCAAACGCCAGGGGAATTACCGAATTCAGTTAATCCGGCCTCTTGGATCATATACCCCTGAGCGCCCAAAACAGGGCGCAGAACGGCCGTCATATTGACAGGCAGAGCATCCCGGTAATCCGTCTCGGAACCTTTCTTATCACCCTTGATTAGGGTGAGGGGCATAGTGGCCATTCAGTTGCTCATGTCTTTAGAATAAATACACGGATTTCTGTATCCAATTGAACCCGTCATAAAACAATGTGATGTTGTGGCGTATGTCGGCCAGGGTAACCGGATCTGCCCGAATATTTCCGTTCCCCGTAATCACAACATCCAAAACATCAGAGGCAGGGTTAAGCATGATTACATCCCCAACCTGAATCCCAGAATCGTTGATGGTATCTAGCTCATCACCGCTCACGCCGCCTTGAGGCGCCACTCTGTACCAGCCCAGCCTTCCTGTAAGAGTAAGCTCTCCATTGGAGATCGCCAGAATGGGTGGAACCCCTATGTTCTGGCGAGTAAATGGACCGGATGACCCATTAACAATACCCAAAGAGCTGAGAGCGGCGATTAATTCTTCTCTGGTTCCCGAGGTTAGAACTGGAGGGGCCGGTGGTGGCCCGTCCGATACTTCGATAATTGCTGAACTTCCGTCGAGTGAAATCTGGCTATACAGATAACCGTCGGAGCATTGCGCCTCCAAATAACTGCCTACCCACCCATCATCTTCTCGGTATCGGCTCTGCGCAAAATATCCATCGGCAAGAACGGTGGCAATAGTGTCTTCAGTCTGGTAAATGTATTTGTTAAAAATTCCTTGGGACTGGCTCACGCTGCGAGTCAGTTTTGATTGATTAAACGACATTTGCTATCTCCTGCAAGTCTACAACCTCGAAATTTACATCCTTGATTAGGGTTCTACCCGCATCGGTATTGATTGTGAACCGCACAGCTTGCCATGCTCCACCTATTGTTCTGTTAGCGCCAGTGAATGCCAAGCTGATAGCGGTAATCGAGTAGTCAATATCAAGACCTATCACGACTTCATTGTCTATTGTAAGGCCGTCCGAAACGTCAGTATAAAAGTCTATGATGCTTTCGCCTTTCTCCATTTCCTGACTAAACGAGATCGTGTAATTCTTTGTCTCACCAACCTTAATGGGATTGGTTGAGCAGTTGTTTGGTGGCAAAACTTCTTGTCGGTAGAATCTTGCCCAGCGCGGATACCGATAATTTCCAGATCCCACAGGCATCCTGTCTGGATACTGAACCTGCCTCAGCTTGTCGCGCATAACTCGCCCGGATATGCTCGATATTGAGGAGGCGGCCTGCGCCATCAACTGGGCCGGGACCATCTTATTGAAGTCCGGGATAAGGCGCGTAGCGAGCAGCGAAGAAATCCCATCTTTCGACCAGTTCGGGATATTGGTGACGCTGTTGGGGTCTGGGCAATCCTCAAAATTGTAATTGAGGCAGATATTCCGAGTGCCAGACAGCTCGCTCATCATGTTTTCAAGCCTTGTCAGCGCCAGCTCCAGGTCTTCCGCAGACGGAAGTACAGTCAGACCGGAAATGCGCAGCTTTGAGTATGCCTCATTGATCCGGTTGACCTTCAAGTCCTGGCAAGAAGACCCTGTATTTCCGCTGACTACGTTTGACATTTTGCTCTACTCTTTCCTCAGTATTTATTTTTCGGCTTTTCCTTGCCGACCATTGTGTATTTGGATTTTTCAACCACGGGAGACTTTATTTTCTTGGTCTTCGGTTTGTCCATTTTAGGCCTGGATACAGTACGCTTAATATCTACTTTCTTTTTGTCTGCCATGGTTGTTTCCTCAGTTAGTTATTTCCCTATCACCGCTAGTGACACAGCTACGCCGTTCGCGGTTACTGTTGCTGCCAGAAGTATTTCAATGCCCAGCAGATTAGTGGAGTTACGTTGGTGTGCTTGCACGGTCACTCCGTTTTCGTCTTGGCTCGTTATCCGCGCCCACTGATTAGTGGCGAGGTTGTTTGCGTCTATGAACACCAACGGCGGAGCCGCGAACGGCGGATCGTAATTGATCGCGAGTTCCCCAGAACCAGAAGTTACGCCGTTGAAAAACTCCACCCGCCTCGTGGCATCGAATTTAGTGGGGTCGTCTTGATGTAGTGATCTTACGCTAGTCATGTATTAAACCGGTGTTGTGAAAACGTAATCCCAGCCAGCACCATACAACTTAAGGGTTCTGTTGGTAGTTCCGGCCAGTTTATTAATTAACATACCGTGTCGAAGCCCAGCAGATGGCACAGTTGTGTGAGTTCCCACTAAATTACCATCAATCCAAAACTGTGTTTCAGTCGCGTCGTCATTGACGATAATTTCTAGTACCTGCCGGGTGTTTCCTGTAGTTGGGGCAACCGCCGTATTGGTGATCTCTTCGCCGCCCCTGCTTTCTGGGTTGTACTGATTAATTGTGCCATATCACACCACCGCTACACGTTGGAAGCCGCGAGTTACGTCTATGTACTCCAGAGTTATGGCTCCGTCGTCAACACTCATTACCAGAGTGGCTGAACCGGTACCTTCAAAGTTGTGGGTTTCAAAATCAATAGTGAAGCTTGCTGTTCCGAAATTGGATTCATAATCCACAAACCGAACAACGTCGCCCGGCTCCCAGTCGTCAGGCTGCATA